GGGGCGTCTGCGACGGTCGTGGTAGTGGTGGCCGTGGTGGACGGGACGGGGGTGATGACGACCGTGGCCCGCGGGGCGGGGGTGACCACGGGAACAGTGGTTTGCGGGGCCGGTGGTTCGACGATCCGGTGGGCCAGCAGGCCGGTGAACGTCAGTGTGACGGTGAGTCCGCCCAATAGGGCGAACAGGTTTCTGGGTTTCATTGGTTCCTCCTAAGTCGGGTTTCCGAGGTCGGGGGAATGTTTACCGACTCGCGGTCGGTTTGTCACGTCATGGGAACATGCGCGCCCATGTGATCGGGCCTACGATCCCGTCCGGGGTGAGGTCGTGCAGGGTCTGCCAGTTCTTGACGGCCGCCTCGGTGACGACACCGAATTTGCCGTCCGTGGCGACGCCGACAGCGTGTTGCACGGCTTTCACATCGTCCCGATGGTTAGTGGCGCCACGCTTCACCGGCTTACCGGGGTACGGCCTCGAGGCCACCGCCGGGGCTGTGGATAACCGGGCTTCTATCGGGGTGTCGTTTCCCCAGTCGTCCACATGGGTTTCCACATGTATCCAGGCGTTGCCTTCGCCGGGCGACTTGGCGACCCACCCTTTACCAGCCTCCCAATAGCGTTTGCGCTGGTAGTCGTGGATGCGTTGAATTCCCAGTTCGCGGCTGTTGGCGATCAGCCATGGCAGTACGGTTGCGTCAAGTTGCGGGCGGTCGGTGTATCCGAGGTCGGCGGCGGCGCCGAAAGCGTGGGACGACCATGCGGTGCCCCCACGGACGGGCCGATGGTTGTAGATCCCGAGGTTGACGAGGCCCCACGTCCGGCGGGCGTAGGCGACGAGTTGCACGAGGTTGGGGGATTTGACGGTGTGCGGGGCGGCCGGCGCTCCCATTTTCTGCCACGACTTGAAGCGGGTGGCTTCCGCCATCAGAAATCGCCTTCCGGCTGGAGGACGATCGCGGCGTGGGTGCCGGTCGACACGATGGCATACAGGGCATTCAACGGGGGCAGGATGACCGCCAGCGACGATCCGTTGGGCACTGTCAGGCCAGTGGACGCGGTGACGTTGGAGCCGCCCAACACCAGGTCGTTGCCGTCGGCTTCGACGTAGACGGTGCGGGTGGCGTTGGTGGTTTCAGCGACGAGCTGCACGGCTGTGGTGCTGACGGTGATTCGGCTGGAAATCATGCTTGTGGCTCCTCGTTCTTGTCTTTGTCTTTGAGACCGTTGGACGCCAGGACGCCGGACAGGGCGCCGGTCATGAACAGCACCAGCGGGTTGAGGGTCGCCCAGGCTGATTCGTCGTTAGGGGACACCTCGAGGGGCTGGACGACGAACAGCAGGCCGTACAGAAGTGCGCCAACGGACATCATGAACGTGAGGCCGAGGCAGATCCCGATGGCGAGGATGAGTCGGGCCTTGATCTCGGAGTTGGTGTAGCGCTTCATGGGGTGGTTGCTCCGTTGCTGGTGTCGCACCGGGGCGCGGTCGGTTCGGTTTGGCAGTTGTGGCGTGTCTGGTCGTCGCATCCGGCGACTACCCAGATGGCGACGGCCGCCAGCATGACGACAAGCACGGCCATGGACTTCATGGTGCCTCGGGGAAGGTGACGGTGGGGCCGGGTGTCCAGGTGGCGGGGAAGTCGCGGAGGGCTTGCCGGTAGGCGGCCCATGCGTTGCGGTCCACGGTGGCGTCGGGCAGTTGCGTCCAGTCGGATTCGGCCAACAGCCGGTTGCGGTGAAGGCGGCATCCGTCCAGCCATTGGTCGTCGGTCAGTTCGGCGCCGGTTTCGTTGGGCAAATGGATCGTGGGCATTATGCACTCGTTTCGTAGACGAAGGTACAGGTCAACACGTCGCCGTTGGCCCAGCCGGTTGCCATGGGAACAGTGTTTTGGACTTCGGACCCGGTGTCGGTGGCTTGTAGCACCATCTTGTTGCCTGAGGCCAAGCCGGTGACGCGGTAGTAGGTGTTTCCGGCGTCGAGGATGCGTCCGAAGGCGTTGCCTCGGACAGCGTTGCCGATGGGGACGGAGAACAGCCACAGGCCGACGCAGTTGGTCGTGGTGCTGGATCCCCATATCAGCGTGTAATTCACGACCAACAGTTTTTGGAGACGAAAGTAGTTGCCGGACAAGGTGCCGTTGCCGATGGTGACGGAGCCGGAGGTATTGCCGACGATGGTCGGGGTGAACGTCTCGGTCGCCGCGCCGATGCTGTTCATGTTGGCGGCCGTCAGGATTTGCCCTGCCGATAGTCCTGCCGTGTACTGGGTTGCCATTAGATCACCATCCGAGTCTGCTCGAGTCCAGAATACCGAACGTCGAGTCGTCCAATAGGAAACAGTTGTAATAGTCCAATGGGGAGAAGTACAGGATTGCGCGTGTTTGCTGGGGTGTCACGTTGATCTGGATGCCCTCCAGAAACACGGTTGTGGTGGTGTCCGATCCGGCGCCTGGTACCCGCCACACCAGATTGTGGACCCGCCGGTAAGAACAGTCGTAGTACAGCAGCTCAAACTGCACCAGGGCGTCAGCCGTCTGGGCTGTGTCAACCATTTCTATTTCAAACACCTGTTGGCTGGGGTCGGAACGTACGTCGGCCAGCCATTGGGCCAGATTGGCGTTGAAGGTGCTGTCGACGGACGACACGCTGTCAAACACGGTTCCGTACAGCGCGGTGGATGAGGTGTCGGTGCCGATCACGTCGGCGTCGGTCGGGCTGTTGACTTCCACCACGTTGGCCATGTTGAGGTCGGCGCGCTGCCGTTTGATGTCCTGATAGGAAATGTTCGTGCCGGTGGAGGTGGCGCGGGTGAACGTAATCCGGGAACCGGCGCCACGGTTTTGGTTGCGGCCGGCCATTTCCACGGTGTTGTCAACCATCCACACGGTGGCCTGTTCGCAGACCTGTGTTTGTTGTAGGCGGGACAGGATGGTGCCGGTGAACGTGTACGCCTTGGCGGACGATGCGCCCACGCTGTACACCAGATTCGAGCTTGTGCGACCCGACCACAGGGACGCTAATTGGGTTAGCGCGTCGTTAGCGCCCAGGCTGACATTCACCGCATTGTTGCGACCGGACGCCTGCAGATAGTCGGAGGCGTACACGGTGCAGGTTGACACGCCAGTGTTGCCCGGATAGTCGTCAAACGACACGCCGACCACGACGAATTGTTGGTCGCTGTTGACGTCCAGCACCGATCCGAACGTGAAGTTGGCAGCGACATTGTTTTGGTTTTTAAACGTGACAGCGATCGTGTTGCCGGTGTACTGGTCGAGGAAGGATCGGCGGCCCTTCAGGTAGTTGATCGACAGCACACTTGACGTGTAGTCGACGACAGGCCCGATGAACGGTTTCAGGCCTACAGTCCAGTTCAGTTTCGGCATTAGTTGGGCCTTGTGTTTACCGGGACGGGGCCGGACTGCCGGTTGTAGTTCTGGAGGGCGCGCACCACCTCGTTCGGGTCGGCTGAGGTGACAGTGATGTTGAAGGTGTTACCTCCGCCCATCTGGCCCATCGGGGTGACATGTCCGCCACCAGCGCCGACCGTCAACAGTTCCGGGCCACGTTCGCCCACAAGGTAGGTGCCACCGGCCGACACGGTGCCACCCAAGGCACGACCGGGGATGGAGAACGACAAACCGGCTTCACCGATGGCCTGGGAGGCAGTCAGGTTGCCGTATTCGGCGCCACGGGCCAACCATTGGGCCAAAGCCAGCGCGGCGGCCGGGCCTTCCGCTTTGAACCTCAATTTGATTTCGCGAGACGACACGTCGCCCATGCTTCCCGCGATGCTGGCCAACAGTCCGGCGAATTCGGCGGCCTTTTCGTTGTAGATCCGCAGGTCTTCCTGGGTGCCGGAGCCGAAGGCTTGCCGGGCGGCTTCCTCGAGGTCGTCCAGGGCGCGTTGGGCGGTGTCGAGTTGGACGGTGTCGTTTAGTTTGTCGACAAGATCCTGCCATGCTTTGTCGACGTTCTGCAGTTCTGTTCGTAGACCGGCTGCGCTGTCCGATGTTCCTTTGAACGGGTTTAGTTTGCCGTAGCGTATTTGGTTGAGGGTCTGCTGGTTGGCGTCCTCGAGGTCTCGGGCCGCCATCTGCATGTTGTTGATCTCTTCGTCGGTGATCAACGGTTCATCCTGTTTGGCGTCTTCCATGTTGATGCCCAACACTTTGAACAGGCCGGCCACCATGTTCATTTGACCCAAGAATTTGTCTTTAGGGGAGCCGAAGAATTGTTGGATGAAGCCGCCGCCGATCTGGCCGACCTGCATTTTGTTGAATTGCTCGACGGCGTTGGACAGGGCGGGCACCAGCACCTCGCCAATTTGCAAAGACAGGTCTTCCACCGTGTCCTTGAGGTTGTCCATGTTGTCACGGAATTTGCGGGCCCGTTCCGCTTCCTCCGGGCTAATCACCTTGGCGTCCGACACCGATGCCAGCGATCTGCGGAGGTCGTCCGATCCCAGTTGGATCAGGTTGGACATGTCGCGCCAGCCCTTACCCAACAGCTGAGTGGCGACACGCGCTTTCTGCGCCGGATCCTTGATGCCGTTTAGCCGGTCAATGACGTTCAGGAAGGTTTCGTTGGCGTCAACGGTTCCATCTTTGGCGTACTCCACCTGGACGCCCAGTTCCTCGAACAGGTCAGGTGACTTGCCCAGGTTCTGGTTCATCTTGCCGATGGCGGTTTCTACCGTTCCGGCTTCGATGCCAAGGTCACCGGCCACTTCCATGAGGCGGGACGCTTCCTCGACGGCCAGTCCGGTCGCCCCGGCAAACTTGTCGGCACCCAACGCCAGTTCCTGGAAGGCGGTGACGCCTTGCGCGGCGAAGGTGACGAAGGCGCCGGCCGCAGCTGTGGCGAAAGTGGCGGCGTTGGCTTGGATGCCGTCAAAGACGGCCTTCGATCCGGCCTTGAATTTGCCCATGGTGCCTTGGGCGTTGCCGACTTCCTTGCGGAAGTTCATGAAGGCGGCTTCGGCGGCCTTGATGCCACGGTTCTGGAATTCTGTTACCAGGGGGATTGTTACGGCCATCAGATCACCTTCACTACCTTCGCTATGACCGTCTTGCCGTGCTTGTATTGCAGCGCATACGACGACTCGTTCATGATCTTTTCCACCAGTTCACGCAACTGCTTCTGCACGTCGTCGGCGGACATTTGGTAGGCCTTCCACATGATGCGCGACGGGGAGCCGTACCGGGACGACAGCACGTTGATCATCTGGGCGCCCTGCGGGGTCATCGACTTGCCGGACATGTCAAACAGGGTGGCGGTGCGGTCGTTCCACTTCATGCCGAAAACGGCCGCCTTCTTCTTGGAGCCGGACGTGAATGCCTTGATCGACCGTCGTTCAGCGTTGGCATTCCACGGCAACAGGCCGGTGGCGTCTTCGCTGCCCCGGTAGGCGAAGTCGCGGATGCGTCCACGGTTCGGGTTGCTATATCGGGCGGCCGCTCGACCGGCCGCACGTTCCGCGCCACCCACGTTGTAGGCACGGTTCCAGCCGGACATGGGTGCGTCGCCCGGTAGCAGGCGCTTGGCTTCTTGCACCATCGGGGCTGCGATGGTGGCGAAGTCGCGGGTGATCTGACGTCGGGTCGCCTTGTCCAAGGCGTTGAGGGTCGCCAAGGCTTCCTTGACGCCTTTCACCTCGAGTGTGGCCCCGACTGTCACCGTTTCTGCTCCTTGAAGATCTGGGCGACCGTCGCAAGGTCGTCCGTGTCAAAGGGTACATCAGGCGGCCACCAGCCGGTGCTGATTAGCAGTTCTGCTAAAGAGCGTCGGTAGGTGCCGGAGGGAAAGGGCCGGACGCCTCCTCCGACACCACCTCCAGCTCAACCAGGCGCGCCACAAACGAGTCGAATTCAACGGGCACCACGATCTTCTTTTGTTTGCAGGTTTCCCATGCCATAAAGGCAAGGTCTTCCATGCCGATCCCGGCGGCAAGGTCACCGGCTTTGCGTCGGTACTTTCGTTCCCATGCGATGATGGTTTGCAGGTTGGTGGTGACCACAAACGGGCCATCACCAATGTCGACCTTCAGGTGCAGTTTCATGTCGGGCCTTTCGGGTTAGGGATGAATTACGCCTCGGTCCAGGCGAAGGTGCCACCGTTGAAGGTGATCGAGCAGGTGGCCAGTTCGCCCACCGTGTACACCACCGGCAGTTCAGCCAGGAAGCCTCCGGTCAGGGTGCCCAACGGGTTGGTGGCTGACACCGCGGCGGACGATCCCTTGATGGTCACGTTGGTGGAGGTGCCCACCAACGACTTCAGCGTGGCATACGTCTCGGTGCTGGCGGTCGACCAGTACAGGTCCAGGGTGATGCTGTTCTCCTGCAGGCCGGCCGTGTACTTCATTGCGGTGTCACCGAAAGCGGTGTTGGACAACTGCGCGAACGTCTGGTTGAGGTTGGCGCCGCTGCACTGGTCAGACAAGTCGACAGCGTTGACGGTGACGACGGGGTTGCTGAGGTATGTCGACGTGGGCATGATTACTCCTGATCCGTGTTGGCGGCGTCGGGAGCCTTGGTCTTCTTTTTAGCAGATTTCTGGGTGTCGGTGTGGGTGTCCTCGAGGAATCCTCCGGCAATCAACGCTTCGACGTTGACGCCCTCCACGGGGGTCCAGATTGCGCCCAGTTCGCCCAGACGCGTCGAGATGATGCGATATGCCATGTCATGCCACCTGTGCTTGTAGCGGGATTGTGAGGTCGTATGCCGGGAATTCTTGGCCGCCAATGACGACCGACACCGGCCGGCCGTCTGTCACCGCGATGTTCTTTTCAAACAGTTGGGCGCAGATCGCCAGGATGTTGCGGAGGGCGTCCAGGTTGGACGGACCCAGCGAGAAGACGCGCACGGAGAAGTCCATTTTCACGATGTTGCCACCGTTGAACGACGTCCAGCTGGGGGCGTCCAGGAAGACGCAGGGTGGGTTGATCTTGCCCGGATCAGTGACGACGCGCAGACCGGAGATCGTCGCCAGGGTGGCGGACAGGTCGTCAATCGCTTCGTTGAACAGATCTGTGTAGGCCATGTCATGCGACCTGTGGCCTCGAGATGCCCAGCAGTTGCTTGATCAGTGGGGACAGGCCGACGGTGGGGGCGGTGCCCATTTCGGTGAACGACGCGAACTGGTCGATGGCGCCGCGCTGACGGTACAGGGCGCCGCCGTACATGATGGTGCCGAGGGTGACGTCACCTGACGGGCTGGTGGCCAGCGCGTCAATGTACCCGGACTCTTGGCGACGTCGGAAGCAGAAGGCGTTGGCTGCAGCTGCGCACTGTGTCAGGAAAGCGGTTTCTGCGCCACCGGCCAGGGTGATGCCCAGCCAGTCTTGGATCTGTGTGTAGGTGATCCACGTGCAGGTGGGCGTGTAGGCGATGGTGCCTGCGATGGCGTTGATCGTCTCGGGTGTCTGCGTGTCGGCCCACATCACTGCGTTGGCGATCGGGTACGACGTGTCGTATTCGAT